TCTTCATAAAGATGTAGAGAAAAAGTTTTTATTTGGTAATCACGAAGACAGGTACTTTAGAAATGTTAAAGAAAAGGACAACGCTAAGTATGGAGGTGCTTTATTGAACCCTGTAGATGCTTTGTATTTGATAGAGAAAAAGTGGGAAGTAAAAACAGATTGGATGAGTGATTACTTTACTTTAGGAAGTCACTTAGATGTAATCCATGGCATATATACGAGTATACACTCAGCAAAGACTCACTTAGACAAGACGAATCACTCAGTTATGTTTGGTCACACGCATAGGGTTCAGTGTTATCACTCTGGAAACAAAGCTGCTTTTAACATTGGCGGTTTATTTGATATGAATAGCAGTGGGTTTACATATATGCCTAGGTTTCAAAGAGACATATGGGCTAATGGATTTGCAGTTGTGAACATAGATGTCAACGGGGACTTTTTTGTTGAGCAGATAAATGTTTGGAATAATTGTTTCTTGTATAATAATAAAATGTACTAATGGATAACGAAAATGTAAACCACCCACCACACTACGGAGGTGATAACACTTATGAAACTATAAAGGTAATAGAGGCCTGGGACTTAAATTTTCACTTAGGTAATGCTGTTAAGTATATATCAAGGGCAGGTAAGAAAAGTGAGGAGACGAAAAAACAGGATTTAGAAAAAGCATTGTGGTATATTAAAAGAGAATTAGAAAAATAATTTTATATTTGTGTTTTAATTAAATCTAATATTATGTCAATTTATTTAACAAACGAAGAACTAAACAAAATTCAAGAGATGAACTCTGACTATACCAAGGCTAAGATTGCTTTAGGTGATTTAGAACTGAATAAGCAGAGTATTTTGAAGCAGATTGAGATTATGAGACTTGAATTTTCTGATAACGAGAAAGTATTAATTCAAAAATATGGTAAGGACTCTGTCATAAACTTACAGACAGGGGAAGTTACCCAAAAATAATAGAAATGGCAAAAATAAGCACCTACCCATTAATTGCGTCACCTACATTAAATGACTACGTACTTGCTACGGATCAGAGTGATATGTCAGCCACGAAGAATATTTCCTTACAGGCTTTATATAACTTGATATCTACTACATTAGCACCTAACCTTGTGCCATATACAGGGGCAACGTCTAATGTAAACCTAGGGTTGTTTAATTTAGACGGACAGGATATTACGGCTAAGGGGGTGCTTTTCTCTGACTCAATAAGCCCTGCTAGTTTAACTAATGTGGTTAGTATATCTGAGGCAGGTATTCTTCCAACCAGAGGTCTAGAGATTGATTTTGCTAATAATATTTATAGACTTGGTGACTATAATGGTGCTATAAACTCCATGGCTTTAGTTGTTGATGACAATAACCAGTTTGTTACGTTAGGTGGTGTTGCTGTTAATGTACTTGTAGACGAGGCTAATGGATTTATTAAGTTTTCTTCTCCGTTCTTTACAGGTGGGGGAACCGGTACTAATGGTCAGTTTCTTAGAAGTAGTGGCTCTGCTACACCTGCATTTTGGGATACTGTAGATTTAAAGTTTGGAGATTTTTACTCCTTACTAAATCAATCTGTTGCGATTAATACTGCTGCTGCTTTTATATTAGAAAATACAAATGCATCAACTACTAATGGTGTGTCTGTTCAGCCTAATGCCTTTGCTGATTTAACAAGAATTACATTCTCTACAAAGGGTAGATTTGATATACAGTTGAATGCAAAATTTGTAAGAAGCACGGGTGTTTCTTTAGAAAATGTAAATGTTTGGATTAGAAAGAATGGAACTACTCCGGCTAGTAATATTGCAAATAGCAATAAGAAGATTGGAGTAAATGGAACTGTTGGTGACTTTTTAGTATCTACCAACTTTTTTGTTTCTGCGGCTCCTGGGGATTGGTTTGAGGTTTGTTACGCTGTAAGTGATGCGTCTATTACACTGTCTACTATATCATCTACGGCAATATCACCTGCAACTCCAAGTGTTTCTGTTACTGTAAATCAGATTAATATAGATTAATGGAGATTAGAAAGATATCAATAGGGACTGACTATAAGAATACATCGATGCACTACATCGTAGGTCAGTCTGTGCTATCTAACTCTAATAAGATATATATGATTAAGTATGATGAAAAAAAGAATGCGTACAAGTTATTTATAATAAATCATAAGGATGAGATTGTCCTTTGGAAAGAATTTAATGCTATAATGCCAATTACAATAGAATATAATATAGATTTTTAATGAAAGCTTTAAATCAATTCATTGTTAAACCATTAAACGATACAAGATATAGCAACACTAAAAATATAGCAGGAGTAGATTTTATAGTAAACACATCTGAGGAAGACCATAAGTTTTCTAATAGATTTGCTAAAGTTGTAGAGACTCCGTTAGGTTATAGTGGACCAATATCTATTGGTGATATACTTGTAGTTCATCATAATGTGTTTAAATTTTATAACGACATAAAAGGTCGTAGGAAAAGTGGAAGAAGTTATTTAAAGGATGACTTATTTTTAATAGATTTTGAACAGTTTTTTTTATATAAAAAGTATGATAAGTGGATCTCTCATGATCGTTATTGTTTTATAAAGCCTATTCCTGCAACGGATAGTTTTATAAAGAAGCCATTCTCGTTAGAACCTTTAATGGGGACTATGGTCTACCCTAGTGAATACCTGATAAGCAAGGGAATCGTTAGTGGAGACCTTGTTTGTTTTACTCCAGGTGGCGAGTATGAGTTTGAGATTGATGGGGATAAGATGTACAGGATGTTCGAAAGCATGGTAACAATTAAATTAAATTAAATGAATACTATATCTCTAAAGGAAGAAATTATAAAGGCAGGGTATAGGGCTGTTGAGCAGTTAATAAAGGTGGCAAAGGAGGAAATTATAAGTGAGGAGGACGATATATCAGCGGACAAGTTAAAGAACGCAGCTCAAGCCAAGAAGTTAGCTATATTTGATGCATTTGAAATCCTTAACAGGATAGAAATAGAAAAAGAAAATTTAGAGTCAATAAAAAACGGGGGTAACCAAATTGAGTCAAGACAAGGATTTGCAGAAAGAAGGTCTAGATAGTCAATATTATAGGGTTATAGAAATAGAGAGAATTGTTCCGCATGGTATCTTGACAAAAAAGAATAGTGCGAAGAATTGGATATATGGATATAACGAGACCTATGATATGGTTGTAATATCTAAGACTGGTCAAATAGGTCAGATAGTTTGCATTGCTGGCCTATACATTGCACTGCCTAAGTCTGAGGGCTATATAATAAAGAGGTCTGATAAAAAGTCTGATCAGTATTGGCAGAGACTAAGCGTGCCAAAGGAGTTAGAGAGAATACCTACTATATTTCATTGGAATGAGAAGCCTAGAGAGTTTAAGTCTAAGTTTATCAATTATATAGAGCAGGAGTTTACTAGAAGAGATAACGGTTTATGGTTCATGAATAATGGTGTCCCTACATACATAACAGGGTCGCACTATATGTACTTGCAGTGGTCTAGTATAGATGTAGGATACCCAGACTATAGAGAGGCTAACAGGTTGTTTTTTATATATTGGGAGGCTTGTAAGGCAGACTCAAGGTGTTTTGGTATGGTATACTTGAAGATAAGACGTTCTGGATTCTCTTTTATGGCTTCTGCTGAGACAGTTAATTTGGGTACGATTACAAAGAACGCTCGCTTAGGTATACTTTCTAAGACAGGTTCTGATGCAAAAAAAATGTTTACGGACAAGGTTGTCCCTATAAATAGCAAGTTACCATTCTTCTTCAAACCTGTAATGGACGGTATGGATAAGCCAAAGACTGAGTTGGCATATCGTGTACCCGCTACGAAGATAACAAAGAGGAATATGGACGATACGACTATCGATGAGATTGATGGTTTGGACACTACTATTGACTGGAAAAATACCGAAGAGAACTCTTATGATGGGGAGAAGTTATTATTCTTAGCACACGATGAATCGGGAAAGTGGATAAAACCAAATAATATTCTGAATAATTGGCGTGTTACAAAAACTTGTTTGCGTGTAGGTAGTAAAATCATCGGTAAATGTATGATGGGTTCTACCTCCAATGCGTTAAGTAAAGGAGGTCAGAACTTTAAGGATTTGTACGAAGACTCAAATATAAACAAGAGAAATGCCAATGGGCAGACAAAGTCTGGGCTATACTCATTGTTTATACCCATGGAGTTAAATATGGAGGGTTTTATCGACATTTATGGCATGCCTGTACTGTATAAGCCTGAGACACCAGTGAAGGGCGTAGACGGCAGTATGATAACAAATGGGGCTATAGATTATTGGAACAATGAGGTTGCGTCGTTAAAGAATGACTCTGAGGCTTTAAATGAGTTCTATCGTCAGTTCCCAAGGACTGAGTCTCATGCATTTAGAGATGAGAGTAAGCAGGCTCTGTTTAATCTAAACAAGATATACCAGCAGATTGACTTCAATGACTCTCTCATAATGGATCACCACGTGACAAGGGGGTCTTTTATGTGGAAAGACGGTATAAAAGACTCAAAGGTTGTATGGACACCAAATAAAAGTGGAAGATTTTTAATTAGTTGGACACCACCGGCACATATGCAAAACAATGTTCAAATTAGGAATGGAATAAAGCATCCGGGGAATGAACACATGGGAGCGTTTGGTTGTGACCCATATGATATATCTGCTGTTGTAGGGGGGCGTGGGTCTAATGGTGCATTACATGGGATGACTAAGTTTCATATGGACGATGGACCTACAAATGAATTCTTTTTAGAGTATATAGCAAGGCCTCAAACGGCTGAGATATTTTTTGAGGATGTTTTGATGGCTTGTGTGTTCTATGGTATGCCTGTGCTTATAGAGAACAATAAACCTCGTTTGCTTTATCACTTTAAAAATAGGGGCTATAGAGGTTTCTCTTTAAACAGACCCGATAAACATTACTCTAAGTTGACAACAACGGAGAAGGAACTGGGTGGTATACCTAACTCATCTGAAGATGTAAAACAGTCTCACGCTGCTGCTATAGAGTCGTACATAGAGAAATATCTTGGGTTTGATAATACGGGCGTGTATAGAGATCAAGACAAAATAGGGTCTATGCTATTCACAAAAACGCTTGAGGATTGGTCTAAATTTGACATAACCGACAGAACAAAATATGACGCCACTATTAGTTCTGGATTAGCAATTATGGCAAATCAGAAACACCTTTATATTCCTGAGAAAAAAGAATCAAAAATTTTTATTAATTTTACAAGATATAAAAATGATGGCATAACCTCTCAACGTATAAAATGAAAGAAATAAAGATAGAAGTAAATTATGTTGGTTTCCCAAGTCAATGGGCTTCTGATAAAGAAAAGTCTAGTGAAGAATATGGACTACAAGTTGGTCAGGCAATTCAGTATGAGTGGTTTAGAAAAGATGGGAGTAGTTGCAGGTACTATGGGCAGTGGAGAGAGTTCCATAGACTTAGATTATATGCTAGAGGTGAACAGTCTATAAGTAAGTATAAGGATGAGTTAGCCATAGATGGGGACTTGTCTTACTTAAACTTAGACTGGACTCCTGTTCCTATCTTACCTAAGTTTGTAGATATTGTTGTGAACGGTATGTCTGATAGGATGTTTAAACCAAAGGCTTACTCTCAAGATGCGCTATCTCTATCTAAGAGAAGTAAGTACCAAGAAATGATAGAGTCTCAGATGGCAGGTAAGCCAGTTTTAGAGAAGATAAAGCAACTTACAGGTGTTGATCCATTCGTTATGGATCCGGAGAAGTTACCTGCTGACGACGAGGAGTTGTCTCTATATATGCAGATAAATTACAAACCTGCTATTGAGATTGCAGAGGAGGAGGCTATCAATACCATATTTGATGAGAATAAGTATGACGATATAAGAAAGAGGTTAGACTATGATACTACAGTTTTAGGTATAGCAATTGCTAAGCATGAATTCTTGATTGGAGAGGGTGTTAGAATATCCTATGTAGACCCTGCCAATGTAGTGTATAGTTATACAGAAGACCCGTACTTCAAAGATTGTTTCTACTGGGGTGAGATTAAGACACTGCCACTTACTGAGTTATATAAGATAGACCCAACACTAACATCAGAAGATTTACAGAAAATTGCTTCAAGCAGTCAGTCATGGTTCGACTACTACAATGTAGCCAGGTTCTATGAGAACACTATGTTTTTTAGAGATACCTGCACACTGCTATACTTTAACTATAAGACCACTAAGAAGATGGTTTATAAGAGAAAGAAGTTAGATAACGGTGGGACTAGAATGATAGAGAAGGACGATACGTTCAACCCTCCTTTAGAGATGATGGAGGAGAACAACTTTGAGAAGGTTGAGAAGATTATTGACGTTTGGTATGAGGGTGTTCTTGTTATGGGTACTAATTATTTGTTAAAGTGGGAGTTGGCTGAGAATATGGTAAGACCAAAGTCATCTGCTCAGCACGCCATACCTAACTACGTAGCCTGCGCACCTCGTATGTACAAGGGTGTGATAGAGTCTTTGCTTCGCAGGATGATACCATTTGCAGATTTAATTCAGATAACTCACTTGAAGTTACAGCAGGTAATCAATAGGTTAGTTCCAGATGGTGTATTTATAGATGCTGATGGCATTAATGAGGTTGATTTAGGAACAGGCGCAGCATACAACCCTGAGGATGCACTAAGGCTTTACTTTCAAAC